CGTGCGGTGCGTTGGTGTGAATTGAGTATGTGCACTTGAATGCACATCGTCAAGGAGGTTTTGTGCCTTTTGATGCACAAAGCGGTGAGCGTTTGCGGTCTGAAAGAGAGAGGCTTGGCTTGACTCAACAAGCTATGGCCGATGCCGCCGGGGTCAGGCGAGAGATGTGGAGTAAGTACGAGCGCGGCGTGGCTGTGCCAGGTGGCGATGTGTTTGAGGCTCTTGCAGCGCTGAACATCGATCTGATGTTTGTGCTAACCGGCGACTACCTCTCTGTAGCGCAAGCTAGGGCCGTTGCTGGGCTCTCAAATGTTGCGACGTCGCAACATTTGCCTAGCAGCGATCTGGCTCCGGACGAGCAACTGTTGCTGGAGGCGTATCGCGGGTTGTCAGCGGCCGCACGTAAGGAGCTTCTGGCTGAACTGCTCACCGGGGGAGCCAAGAAAAAAACGAGCCGGCCAAAGCCGGCCGAATCTGCCGGCGTAAACGTCCGCGGCTCAGGGAACCGCGCGGCGGGAAGGGATTACCACGAAAGAAAGGAGTAGCACCATGGATATCCAGGTCGCCGGGAACAACAACCGCGTCGCTGGTCGGGACTATTACGAAATCGATATCGAGTTCCCTGCGTCACAGCTGTGGCTGATGTCCGATGCGGAGCTGAGTGCAGAGCGTCTGCGCTGTGAGCGCAAGAAGGCTGTGGCCAAGCAACGAATGCGCCCGACAGGCCTCGTGGTGGCCATGGCGATCTGCACGGTGGGCTTGTTTGGCACTATCAGCATGTTGAAACCAGCACTCATCAGCGGCCTGGTAGCAGCTGTATGGGCCATAGCTCTCACTGCGGTGATGATTCCATTCCAGCGCAATGCTGACTTCGAGCGGTACGCCCTTAATCACTACAAAGACCGTCTTCGCCTTATCGACCTGGTATTCAGGGAGCGGGAGCCGGTTCATGACGAGCATGGAGGTGTCTAATGCGATTGATCGCAGTTGGTTTACTGGTAGCCGTTCTGACGGGGTGCGCCACGGCCATTATCGGCAAGCCATTCCCTGCAAATAATGTCGGCCTATTGCGTGTCGGACTTTCCACGACTGAAGAGGCGCGCAGCCTCCTTGGTGAGCCACATCAGGTGAGCACCAACCAGCTCGGCGAGCAGTGGTATCGGTGGCAATACATTCGCTCCGATGCAACGGCTGGTTTCGTTTCCACGAATGTGCAGACACAACAACAGCAAGCAGTTCTGGTCTTTGACCAGAGGGGACGCCTGCTCAGGGCGCAGCAGCTGATTAATGTTCCTGCCCCGATTGCCCGCTCCCAGTTAACAACAGTTCCTGCTACGCCCGCCCAGGCTCATGTGGTGAAAACCAAGGAACAGCAGCTGAACGAACTGCAAAACGCGTCTGGGCTCAGCTACGAGGAGTATCAGCGCCGGTATCAGGAGATCATAGAACAATAATGCTAAAGCTCAGTATTCACGCACAGGGTAAGAGTTAGGATGTTAGTGCAGAACAACCCCGTAGGCCGCTTGGTTTCAATTCTTGAGAACGCTCATAGCGGTAGTAACCCGAACGCGCGCATGAGAGATGTTTGGGCGCGAGTTTTAGGATGCGAGCCCAAGGACACCGCCGAAATACTCCGCTTGGTGGGTGAGCTTATCCGCCTCGCAAGCCAAGCCAAGATGGCTGTCCTCGCGCTCGACAATATCGATGAGAGCCTGTATCTGCCCCCATTTAATGGGGTCGAGTCCCTGCTTTCTACGATGAACTTCGATAAGCGCTGGCATGAGGTAGCAAGCTTCGTAGATGCACAAACAATCATGGCGTTGAAGTTCGCTGCTGATCTGCTTAAACGTGAGGGGCGAAATTCGATACAGCTATCTGACGCCCAAGTCGCTGACTTGATGTCGATGCTCGATGAAATTTTGGCCAGGGTCTTGGCATCTGAGCTGCCACAAAAATTGAAGCAGCTATTTGCCCGAAACCTTGAGCAGCTGCGGCAGGCTCTAATCAGCTTGCGAATCTCTGGCGTAGAGGCAGTAGAGCAGGAAATTGACAGGGCTATGGGCTCCGTATTCAGGCACACAGAAGAATTGCGCGAAGTGGCAAATGAGAATGAGGCAAATGCCTCTGTCATCAAGGATTATTTCAGTGTTCTGAGCAACATCAACGAAACGATCACTTTCGGGCAGAACCTAGCGTTGCTTGCCGCGCCTGCTGCTCCGCTGCTGGCGGCTATCTTCTCCTAACCTCTCCAAGCAACTTAGGGCTTACAAGGGCGCCGCATGGCGCCTTTCTTATTTTCGGGACTCCGAAAAGAGCCTACGCGCGCGCGTGGCGATGATGGCTGTGCATCCCGTTGGAACGGATCGGGATATGAACAGCCACCGGCCAGGATGGCCGCCACGCGGAGAGTCCCATGTCCAAGTCCTGCACGTCCTCGCGCCTGCCACGCATGTGGCTGTGGACGATTATCACCCTGTGCCTGCTGTTGGTGCTGGCCTATATCCGGCCTGAGCAGCTCCAGGTCGTACTGTACAAAAGCGGCCTGGTAACCCTGGCCGCGACCATCGGCTACTGGATCGACCGCTCGCTGTATCCCTACGCTGACCGTCCGCATCAGTGCTCCGCCGGTCTTCATACAGTCGGCGCTTGGTTGCGCCGAGCAGTGATCGTGCTGGCGTGCGTTCTCGGCATGACGCTGGGGCTGTGACCATGGGCGCCGCACAGATCATCTGGTTGGTGCTGGCTGGTATCGGCCTCGGCGCGGCCGTCATGGCGCACGGAAAGGCCACCAAGATTTCCGCTTGGGTAGCTTTGTTCCGTATCGCTGTCGTGGCCGCACTGCTGGCGTGGGGCGGCTTCTTCGACTCCGCGTGTGCCGCTGACCAGGTGCCGGTTGGAGCCGAGCAGCACCGCCGCACACTGGTGCGCGCCGCCCATCAGGGCTGGGGCCTGGACGCGCCGATCGCCACCATGGCCGGGCAGGTGCACCAGGAGAGTCGCTGGCGGGTAGATGCCCGCTCGCCGGTCGGTGCCCAGGGCCTGGCGCAGTTCATGCCGACCACCGCCGACTGGATGGCCGAGATCTACCCGAACACCCTGGGGCCGGCGCAGCCGTACAACCCGGGCTGGGCACTGCGGGCCATGGTCGCGTTCGACCGCTGGCTGTACGAGAGAAACCAGGCCATCAGCGAGTGTGATCGCTGGGCGTTCGTGCTGTCCGGCTACAACGGCGGCAATGGATGGGTGAATCGCGATCGCAGGCTGGCCTCGGCTATGGGTGCCGAACAGCTGGCCTGGTTCGATTCCGTCGAGCGGCACAACGCCGGCCGCTCGGCCGCCAACTTCCGCGAGAACCGCCATTACCCGCGCGCCATCCTGCTGCGCTGGGAGCCGCTCTACGCGGCCGCCGGCTGGGGCCCTGGCGTGTGCGCCGAGAGGTACCGCCATGCACATGCCGCTGCATTGTCTGGAAACACGCAACGCCACCACGTCACCGGCCGCCTGTTCGCGCAACTGGCTGGCTGCCGCCGAGCTGTATGCCTCGCCGGCCCCGCGCGAACCGTTGGTCAAGCGCATCAAGCGCAAGCACAAGTTCAAGGGGCCGCGTAAATGATCAACCGCCTGGTTATCGCGCTGTGCACGCTGGCAGCCGCGGTCATCGCCCTGGCGGTGACCTGGCTGTTGGCATCCAGCACGGCCTACGACCTGGGCTATGCCGAGGGCCAGGCCGCCGCCGAGCAGGCCTGCCAGCAGGCCCAGCTCGGCGCCCTGCAGAACGTGATCGACAGCACCAAGGGCCTGACCGCCGCCGCCAACGCCGCCAGCCAAGAGCTGGGCAAAACCATCAGCGCCCGCCGCCAGGCGGACGCCCGCACCACCAAGGAGATACGCGATGCGCTCGCCACTACTGCGCCTCAGCGCGCTGGCTGTGTGTTTGACGCTGGCGTCATGCAGCAGCTCGATGACGCGCGCCGTCGCTCCGCCGAGGCCGCTGCCAGCGGAATACGCCGTGCAGTGCCCGCCCCCCGTTGAACCGATGAACAACAGCGCCGACGCGGCGGCAGTGGCGCTGAAGGAGCTGTACGACCAGTACGGCATTTGTGCCGGGCGTCTGGTCGACCTGGTGAATTACCTGGAACAGGAGCAGCTCCAGTGAACTTGGAAGAAATGAACTTCGGCTTCGAGGCCATGCGCTGGATCGTCACCACCGCCATCGGCATTTACGCCTGGCTGATCGGCCGGCAGTCGGCCAGCGCCCGTGAAATGCTGGAGCTGCGCACCCGCCTGACGACCTTGGAGGCCGAGATGCGTTCGGTACCCAGCGTCGACCAGCTACACGAAGTGGCCGCCAAGCTGGAACGCATCGACGCGCGCATGGACGGCATTGCCGAAAGCGTGCAGCCGATCGCCCGCAGCCTCGACCGCATCAACGATTACCTGCTGAACAAGTGAGGCCGCGATGAGCACCCCCTACTCGAACTTCCTGCGGGCCGACATGCGCCTGGTGATCCTGCGCAGCCTGGCCGAACTGCCCGGCTACCGGGCCAACAGCTCAGTGCTGCACACCCTGCTGCAGCACTGGGGCCACGAGCCGAGCCGCGACCAGGTGAAAACCGAACTGCGCTGGCTGGAGGAGATGGGCCTGCTGGGTATCGAGACCATCGGTGACGGTGCCGTGCTGCTGGTCACCCTGAGCGAGCGCGGCGCCGACGTCGCCGCCGGCCGGGCCCGCGTGGACGGCGTGAAGCGCCCGGGAGCCTGACCATGGGGCGCAAGTCGAGCATCGACAAGCTAGAGCCGCAGGTGCGCAGCCACATCGAGCGGCGCCTGCGCGAGAACCGCCTCACCCTGGACGAGCTGATCGAGGACCTGCACGAGCGCTTTCCCAGCGAGCAGAAGCCCAGCCGCTCGGCGGTCGGCCGCTACAAGGTGTCGTTCGACGAGATGTCCCGCCGCCTGCGCGAGCAGCAGGCCATGGCCAGCCTGCTGGTCGAGGAGCTGGGCGAGAACCCCGACGACAAAGCCGGCGCGCTGATGGTGCAGTCCATCACCACCCTGACCACCCACGCCGCCCTGGGCGCCCAGGTGGACGAAGAGACCACAGTCGACGACGTGCGCAAGCTGGCCCGCGCCGCGAAGGACGTGCTGCAGGCGCGCAAGGTCAGCCGCGAGGAGCGCAAGGCGATTGAGCGCGAGGCCCGTGAGGCATTGATCCAGGAGCAGGAGCAGCGCCTGGAGGAGATGCGCGGCAGCGACGGCATGAGCGAGCAGCTCGAGGATCGAATCCGCCGCATCCTGCTGGGGAAGGCCTGACATGAGCCAGGACAAGCCCCTCAAGGCGATCACCGCACCGCGTCTGATCGATCTCGCCGAGGAGATGGAGTTGCATGGCGTCGACGTGCCGCAGGACATCGCCGAGGCGGTGCCGGGCAGCGACGCGGTGTTCTTGCCATACCAGCAGCGCTGGTTCGAGGATCAGGCCTCGATCATGATCGCGGAGAAGAGCCGCCGTACCGGCCTGACCTGGGCCGAGGCCGGGCGCAACGTGATCAACGCCGCCAAGCCGCGCCGCCGTGGCGGCTGCCACACCTTCTACGTGGGCAGCAAGCAGGAGATGGCGCTGGAATACATCGCGGCCTGCGCGCTGTTCGCCAAGGCCTTCAACGAGCTGGCCCAGGCCGACGTGTACGAGCAGACGTTCTGGGACGAGGGCAAGAAGGAAGAGATCCTCACCTACATGATCCGCTTCCCGAAGTCGGGGCGGAAAATCCAGGCGCTCAGCAGCCGGCCGAGCAACCTGCGAGGCCTGCAGGGCGATGTGGTGATCGACGAGGCGGCGTTCCACGAAAGCCTGGAAGAGCTGCTGAAAGCTGCCCTGGCGCTGAACATGTGGGGCAACAAGGTACGCGTGATCAGCACCCACAACGGCGTGGACAATCCCTTCAACACCTACATCCAGGACTCCCGCGAAGGCCGCAAGGACTACAGCGTGCACCGCATCACCCTGGACGATGCGATCGCCGAGGGCCTGTACAAGCGCATCTGCTACGTCACCGGCCAGACCTGGTCGCCCGAGGCCGAGAAGGCCTGGCGCGACGGGCTGTACAAGAACGCCCCCAACATCGAGTCGGCCGAGGAAGAGTATGGCTGTGTACCGAAGAAGAGCGGTGGCGCTTACCTGAGCCGTGTGCTGATCGAGGCCGCGATGGTCGCCGACCGCTCGATCCGCATCTACCGCTACGAGGCGCCGGAAGGCTTCGAGGAGTGGACGCCGGAGATGCGCGAGGTCGAGGTGCGCACCTGGTGCGAAGAGAACCTGGCGCCCGAGCTGGCCCGCCTCAGCGACCGAAACCGCCACACCTTCGGTGAGGACTTCGCCCGCCGTGGCGACCTCACCGTGTTCACGCCGCTGCAGATCGACCCGCTGCTGCGCAAGCGCGTGCCGTTCCAGGTGGAACTGCGCAATCTCACCTACGGTGCGCAGTGCCAGATCATGTTCTACATCTGCGATCGCTTGCCGCGCCTGACCGGACTGGCGTTCGACGCCACCGGCAACGGCGGCTACCTGGCCGAACAGGCCGCGCTGAAGTACGGCAGCACCATGGTCGACCAGGTGGCGCTGTCGCTGCCCTGGTACGCCGAGTGGATGCCCAAGCTCAAGGGCGAGTTCGAGGCCTTCAACCTGCAGA